GAGCCGAGGTAGAGCGCAGTGAGTGCCGTAGTGCCGAGGTTCAGTGCCATGATTACCCCGTGATAACGTAGAGCGTGGCAGCGTTAGGGGTGATCGCGTTATACTCAGCCTGAGTAAGCGAGATGATGTTCGTGATGGCATCAGCCCCGGTCACGCCAGTCGGGTCGCTGTCAACGGTATTGACCTCCGCGCCAGCCTCGATGCCGTCCAGCTTGGTCTTGTCGCCGTCAACGAAAGCGCCTTCGGCTGGAGGCTGCTGGGCGCTGTCAGCCAACGCCCCCTGTGCAGCCGTGGCGTAGTCAGTAGGGTCAAATGCCTTCACAGCCGAAAGGTTCGTCACCTCGCTGTCCATGAGCGCACCAGCCGCCGTGACGTTGGCCGTATCGGTTACGTCAGCACCAGCCTCAATGCCATCCAGCTTGGTCTTGTCGCCGTTGACGAAAGGGCCTTCCGAAGGAGGCTGTTGGGCCGAGTTAGCCAGAGTAATACCAGCATCAATCTGTTCGCCAGTGAAAGAAGAATTATAGTCAGCCATCTGGGATCACTCCTTGACCTTGAATGTGTCGCCGTTAAAGTCGATCAGACCTGTAGACCCAGACGGGATAAACAGAACACGAATGATCTCCCTGCTACCAGAGATAATCGACGTAGTAAGTCTAAGGGCGTGACTGAGGGCAGGCATTTAGATAACCAGAGCGCAGATGCCAGTGGCGGTAGTGCCAGAAGCTAGGAAGGAATCTACCTGACAAGTAACAAGCTGAGAGTCTAGGAAGGTACGAGTAATAGTGTTGCCACCAGAAATGAAAGAAACATCTCCAGCGACCTCGACAAAGAAGCCGATACAAGTTCCGGTAGGGGTAAAGTCACCGTCTCCAGTTTCGACCCAGATAGGGGCGACACCATTGCTCAAGTTTGCATACTTAGCCATTGTTATTGTCCTGTGTCTCTTGTTGCTGTGGGCTGACATCAGTTGGACTAACGTCAATAGCACCCACGGAAGGATCATAGTTCAGTTCAGCAATATCCATGAGATCTTGAATAACCTCCGGGTGAGTGCTGACATCAATGTTTGCACCATTGAGGTTACGGAGGAAGGCTGCAATCTCACGAAGGTCATGCGGAGCGACATCCCCAGCTTCAATACGGGGCATCAGGTCAAAAGGCAGACCGTTCAACTCCCAGAGCCTCTCGACAAGCTGCTTGTTAAGGACATCAACAATAGCTTGGATGTACGACTCTAGTGCCCGGAGGAACAGGTCTGTCTTCGACTTGGAGAGAGCATAGGAGCCGCCCTGCGATCCAAGCAGAAGAAACTCTGACAGCACTGAACGAGCGATGTCGTGCTGATACCGTTTGATGATGGGGTCAATGTCGATGTTACGCTTACCATTAGACGCCATCAGTTCTACATCAACTAGGCGAGTATTGGTAGGTGCCCCATCTTTGTCAGGATAAGTATCCGACGGGAGAATAATGTAGCCTTGCTCATTGAACTTGACATCACGAAGAACCTGACGGAGGTTGTTCACGAAGCCAGCTTGGTCAGCAGAGGCACCAGCGGCAAGGTATTCTGCTGGGATACGAGCGACAGGGATACCTGCCAGTTCACGCTCTACAGCGATAGCCTCAATGGACTGGAGGTTGTTCAGATACTCATACGACGTATAAGCGTTACGAAGAACAGAACGACCAGAAGGATCACCGTTAATGCTGGTAGTCCGGTAGTAGAGGGACTTACGGGCCGGGATGTAGTGAGTACCATTGAAGTGCCCAGTGTCCTGATAGAGGCCAAGGACATCCCCAGAGGTCTGATCGACATCAAACTTGTTTACAGTCCAAGGGGCACGGATAGCGATCTTACGGACACCGATACGACCATCATTGTACTTGGAACGCTTCTTAGGGTTGGTAGTCAGCATCCCTTCACGGCGCTTATATACTACCTCGAACCAAGCAAACCCGTACGACAGAAAAGAGAGGGCTTCAGAGATATGGTCGTCAAGGGTATGGTCCATATCATCTAGGACACTCTTAACGAAGTCAGCCTCTTGTTGTGCCTCAGGGGTGTCGTTAGCAGGCTTAATATGGAACTTAACGTCACGGAGGACTTGCTCGGTGGCATACATGACGGCACCAATAGTGCTATCGTTGTCCCGCATCTCTCGATACTTGCGGATAGCCTTCTTGCCACGGAGTTCGGGAAGAAACTCGTCAGAACGGATTTGCCCGTTACGGACATTGTCGCCAGCAACACCAAGGATCTGCTTGGCTTCTGATTCTGAGAGCTTCTTGACCATGATTCTCTGTTCTTCTTATTCAGGAAAGACCCTTAGCACTCGTATAAGCGAGGGTCAGTTGTGGCTTGGCGTATCCGTTAAGTGAGAGGTCAGTCAAAGCCCATACACAGGCATCTAGTCTATCAGGAGAGCCAATCGACCCTAGTGGCTCCCAAGTTCTCATTTGAGTTTCAAGTTCGTTTAGGGAAGCCCCATCAGGAGGGTTTACAACGTGTTTAACAAGACCACGCTCATATAGGGCAGATACAGGTTCAGCGCGGGCATATTTACCACGAGAAGCATGTACAAGTTTGATAGGAACTGTTTCATCTTCTACTTCTAAAGTCCTACGGACCATCTCCCCACCTTGGTTACGTTCAGCGACAATCCTGTCAGCAGAGTATTGGTGGTAGAGGGAAATTGCTTTAGAGGCCCAACCTTGAGGTGACAGCCTCTCTGTGTAGTCACCTAGGACATAAGCAACACCATTGACATCAATGCCAGCAACGACAATACCCGTCATGTCACTTTCAGCGTTAGCTGTAACAGCAGGGTCAATGGAAACGACAATACGATTTAGGTGGGGAAGATCTTCATGCTTGATAGACGCCTTGTCCAGCATGTCAGTAGTCCACAGAGCGCCTTCAGCTTCTTCTAGGACTTCAGCATAAAGTTCCTGACGACCAAGCCTAGTACCCTCGTACTGCTCTTTAACAGCCTTCAGATAAGTCCCAGCAAGGTTAGCTGCATTATCGAAGGTGGAGCCTGTAGTAGTGTGGGTCGTAGGGTTCTTGAGGATCTCCCTGACCAGCTTGGTAGGCTTGGGGGTCGTAGTGACCATAATGCGAGGGTGCTTACCAAGTCGCATACAGAATTGAAGCATGGCCCAAGTGTCTTGGTCTTTATTCCAAGCAGCTAACTCGTCACACCAAGCTAGCTCAAACTGGGGACCACGGAGACGTTCAGGTTCCTCAGCAGAGAAGAATTGGACCTGAGCACCATTCTCCCACGAGAGGGTTCTCTTGGTAGGAGACCATTCAGGGTAGCCCATCTTACCGCCCTTGTAGGTCTTATCGCCCTTCCAACAGACGTTCAGGAACCCTGACTCACCCTTTACCATAACCCGTTCAATATCGGAGTTGGTAGCAGCTACAGCAGCGATACGTTTGGCACCACGCTTAACTTGTTCTCTTACCCACTCAACACCGGCCCTAGTCTTACCGAAACCTCGACCAGCATTTACAAACCAAGTATTCCAGTCACCTTCAGGTTCTAACTGCTCATCCCTAGCCCAGAACGACCAAGTATGTTTAAGCTCTTCTACCTTCTTGGGACCAAGTTGCTTAAAGACTTCGTCTACTTGATTCTTAGGAAGTTTCCTAAGTGTATCAGCGGTCAGTTTCCTCTGGGGTGTCGGGGTCATCGTTATCGCTAAATCCTAGCAGGGTCATCAGGGAATCAACAGCACTCTCGTCAGTATCTTCATCAATACCTTCGGAGGTCTCAATCGTCTCTTTCGGGGACCAGCCCCCACGACTACGAAGGAAGAACTCCTGCGATTTGAAGTCACCTTCCAGAGCTTGGTCAATTACTTTCTTACCGACAGCAGCATTAATCCTAGCTCTCTCGGCATGAATGACATCACCATAGATCTTGTAGAGAGTGGAGAGAGACTTAGGAGCACCCTGTAGATGCTGCATGGAAGCAATCATCTCACGGATACCAACACCTCCCTGAATGCACTCAAGGATGTGCTTCTCTACGTTCTTACTGTAGGGGAGGGGTTCGTATGACACGTCTCGTCACTCGCTTTGCTCGCTCCTTGCCTTAACGACAAGAAGAAAAAGATACTATAGTGGGTAGAACAGGTCCGATCTGGACTCAGATCTATAGCTCAATCTTGACTTGTAATTTTTAACCCTTAACCCCTAAGACATCGGCAAGACCACATCTAAACGACATAATATCTTGACTAGGTTCGTCTTGGTTGTCTCAGGGAAGGGGACTCTATAGTATATACTTAAGTTCTATACTTGAGTCTAATAATCTACTAAGAATTATTATGCTCAAGTAAGAAACTATAGTTTATACTTAAGTGTAAGGGGTCTTACTATACTATAAGACCATTTTTTGTAGTTCTGCAAGCAACATTTTCAACTTTTTTCTTCCAGACAGGTTAAGTAATTGGAATCTAAAGAAAGAAAGTTTAGGTTGACACTTAAGTAGGTAGCACACATCTTATTGTCGTTCAAACCATATGTTGTGTCGTTTGATTGAACATAGACTAGGGGTTGATAGTGACGTTCATAGGTGTGGTCTATTGTCGCACCCTAAAGTTTTTTCTTTTCAGCTTCGCTGAGGTCCAATTGAAAATTGGGTTTTGGATTCTAGGTGGGTAACCCCAGCCCCCCGAATCACCCGCGCATATTCTATAGGGTCCCACGACTGTGTCAACCCCTTGACAAGCAAATGTGACCGATTCTTGCAAGACTGTAACAAAACGTGATCAGGAGAGGGGAGAAGTGCCTAAGAATCGGGCATAGGTGTGGCACATCTGCAACAGTTTGGGGAGAACCTGGGGAAATAAGCCATTGATTCAAATAAAAGTATTGACTAGGGAG